TACACAGCAACGGACCCGAAACCAATATTGGAAGCGTCAAATACTAAGCGTGATATAATTGAGCGTTCTATTTGCCGTTTATTTGGCGTTCATCCAGTGTTACTAGGTTACAGCGAAGCCGCAGTTTTAGGCAACACAAACGCAATCGAACAAGCGAGAAAAGAATTAAGAGAAGCCGTTAAACCAGTGCAGGGATTAATTCAAGAAACAATGGCTACAATGTACGGTAATAGTATTGATTGGACTTTGAGCGAGTATGGTATTGTTAACACTCAAATAAATATGCCAAATGTTCCCGAATAATAAAGCATGGATTAGCGTTGTAGATATTACACCGTTCTTTGCGGTGTTAAGTCCGAATACACCAACAGCACAGATAGAGCAACAAGTGATATTAGCGCAGACGTTGGACGTTAAGAATGAACTACCCAAAGAATTAATCGAAGATATTAATAACGCTATACTAGCGAACCCACAGCAATACAGAACGAATAGAACGTATGTTGAGGGTGATAAAGTATTTTATAATGGCGTTTATTACATCGCATTAGATGCCATCGCAGTAAATGAAGCACCACCAAGCGCAGATTGGGGCGATTATGAGTTGATGAACTTCTACAATGTATTTGTGAAACGTTGGTTAGCAGGTTGCACCATGAAAAGATATATGCCTTATTTGGGTTTGCATGGTACACAATGGGGATTAGAGCAGTTTCAACAAGAGGGTTTCGGTCAAGTAAGCGACAAAAGACGTGCGGAGTTGCTTAATTCAATAGCAGGACAAACATCAGCCTACGCAAACGAAATGATTAATTATTTAAACGATGTTAATTGGACACTTGATGGAGTAGTTTACGAGCGTGATACACTTTGCAAACAAGTGAAAACCAAATTGCCTTTCAGCATTATTGGTGCAGGTGTAAAGAATAGAAAATATTACTTTGACGAAAACAACAGACGGATAATATGGGAGCAGTAAAACAATTAGTGCAGGGTGAGGACTTGACCATCAACATTCAGTTAGTTGGTGAGGATGGCGACCCTATCCAAATAAGCAACTGCGAGGACGTTATTCTTTATCTATACCAAAGACGTGAAAACATTTTAGTTGAAATAGCACTTGCCGAGATGGAAGTTGTGAGCAGTTTATTGGGCAAAGTAAAAGCTATTGTTTTGGGTGCAAGTTCTAATTTTATTGCAGGGCGTGTCTATGCTGAAGTAGTGGCGAAAGTAGATGATGCTGACTTTGACGCAGGATTTAAGGTCAACAAAATAACCGACATTGTTTTATGTGATGTAATAAATTCGGTTAGCAATGATAATTGACATAGTTTGCACCTTTAGCGCAACTACTATACAAGCGGAAACAAAAAGTGTTTCGCTTGTTTTGACTTTTCCAGCTACTCAACTACCTAGTAACATTTGCGAAGAAGTCAAAGATTGTTTAGGCATTAGTGAAAGTGGCGATGAAACTTTATTGCTTAATCAACAAGGCGATTGGGTTGCAGGTGGTGGCGGTAGCCAAACACTAAATGAAGTTTTAGTCGAGGGCAATACTACAGATGGAGAAGATATATTGATTTCAGATGGCGACCAAATACAATTTGATAATTACTCCAGAATAAGAAAGGGATTAACCGATGCAGGAAATGGGGGTGCAAAAGGAGTTGCGCTAGTTTGTTCATTAGACTATGAATTGAAATGGGAAGCAGGGCGTTTATACACCATGCAACAAGATGGCTTTACCATTCGAGAAGTGAGCCATAACTTCACAGCTACACCAACGGCAAATGATGACGATACTAAAGGCTTTGTTATTGGGTCAAGATGGATATTAGATAACGGTGATGTTTATGTTTGTAGTGATGCCACAACAGGTGCAGCAGTTTGGGCGTTAATTATTGAGGGCACGGTAACATCAGTAGGTTTAACAATGCCAAGTGCATTTACTGTTTCAAATAGTCCTATAACTTCAAATGGAGATATAGCGGTTACAGGTGCAGGTTTAGTTAGCCAATATGTGAGGGGTGATGGTAGCCTTGCTAACTTTCCAGCGTCAACAGGTGGTGGAGCTTCACAATCATTTTATTTAAACGGTTCAGTAAGTCAAGGTACATTTGGCGGTGTTGCATTTAAAGAAATGGATAGAGTACCTATATTAGGTGCAGGAACTGATTTCACTATAAACACTAACGGATACATTCAATCTTTTATTACAGATGCTAACGTACCTAATCAATTACAAATACCAGCAGGAAATTGGAATTTTGAAACCTATTTTAGCGCATCAAGTGGAGGCGGTTCGCCTTCATTTTATCTTGAATTATACAAATGGGATGGAGCGACATTATCATTAATAGCTTCAAGTTCAGCAAATCCCGAAGGTATTACAAACGGAACGGCAATAGATTTATATTTAACTGCTTTAGCAGTTCCACAAACAGCATTATTGGCAACTGATAGATTAGCAGTAAGGATATATGTAAACAATAGCGGTCGCACGATTAAACTTCATACAGAAAATAATCACCTTTCTCAAATCATTACTACATTTTCGACAGGGTTAACGGCACTAAATGGATTGACTGACCAAGTGCAAAACTTCGCAGTTGGTACAAGTGGAACTGATTTTGCAATTAATTCAGCAACGGGAACACATACGTTTAATTTGCCTACTGCAAGTGCAGCAAACAGAGGTGCATTAAGCAGTGCAGATTGGTCAACTTTTGATGGAAAGCAAAACGCTTTAGGATTTACTCCAGAAGATGTGGCGAATAAAAGCACAACAACAACATTAGGAACAAGCAATACACTATATCCTACTCAAAATGCGGTTAAAACTTATGTGGATGCTGCGGTAGCATCAGCAAATCCAGCATCAGCAAAATTATTTAACTACTATAATTTTATATAATATGACATACCCAGCAATAGACGGAACAGTTTTGGTAAGTAATCCTAATCAATTAGTAACCTATAGTTGCCCATCACAAGGACATGCAGAAGGAGTATTTTTTGCATTAGAAACAACATCTGCTGTTAATAAATATGGTATTCAGCAAATCAGAATAAATTATACTGTAACAAATGGTGTTATTAGTTATACAATAACAGAAAGCACAGATGTAGAATTAGAAATATATTTAGAAAACATAAAACTATTAGAAAATGCCAATTAATACCACTCCCATTTTTATAAGCAGAGGAAACTTTACTCCTGCTCGTATATCAGCAGCTAACACAGCATCAGACGGTTCAGGTGCATTAGTAACATTAGTAACAGCACCAACTGACGGAACTCGTGTAGATGGTGTAAGATTTATTAACTCACAAGTAACAGCAGCAGCCGCAGGTGCAAAGGTGTATAGGATTTTTTTAAGTGATACTGGAGGAACAAACCATAGATTAATCGGTGAAGTGGCAGCATTAGCAGCAACACGTTCAACAACTGCAATAGGTCAAACAGTTATATATACATTTGACCAACCTATTATAATGAAGTCAGGTCAAATAATTAGTGTTATTCAAAGCGTTTATGCAGGTGTGCAAGACCAAACAGATGTTATTGCTTATGCAGGTGATTATACAGCATAATTATGGCTACTTATTATTTTCGTAATGCAGGTGTGAATTGGGGTGACCCAGCTAACTGGTCGTTAACCGATGGTGGTGGCGCAACTGGTGCTGTACCATCATCAACCGATGATGCTGTATTTACAAATAATAGCGGTAATTGCACTGTTAATACTACAAATAGAGTGTGTCAAACTTTGAATTTTAATGGAGGAACAGGATATACAAATACTATAACATTTACATTTAATATAAGTGTTAGTGGGGCAATAACATTAAGTTCTGGAATGACATTTGCAGGTGCTGCAACATTACGGTATTTTAGTGGACTTAACTCAACTCTTACTTCTAATGGAAAAGAAGTGGGTGTTGTTTTTGAATTTTCTTGTACAGCTAACCATACAATTACATTTGCAGATAATTGGACATTTGGTGAAAACTTGATTTTACAGTCAAGTGCAGGTGCAACAGCAATGATATACAACGGGAATAGTTTATTGTGTAAAAAATCACTTTTAACCAATAATTCAAGTGGCAGGTCATTATCTGGTACTACAAAAATACAAATGATTGGTAGTGGTGATATTGGCGTTACTAGTGGTGGTAATTTAAGCTTTGGTTTAGATTTAGAAATTAATACAATTGGTTCTTATACCATACAAAATCTTAGTTGGGGTAATTTAGGTGGTAGAACATTGAAATACACTAGTGGCACAGTAACACATGCTATTGGTACTACGCTGGGTTTAAATATAAATACAACTGGAACCAACACCATTGATTTAAACGGTATTGATTTTCAAACAATAACAATAACAGGAGGTAGTACCAATACTTACAATTTACTAAGTGATTTGAAATGCGTTACATTTATACACGGACAAGGAACGCAAATGATATTAAATAATAATACTATATATGTAACTAATTATAGTGGCGGTACATCAAACTCATCAGGTACTTCACTTATTTATTTTAATGGGTGGAACGGTAATGGTACTTTTGCTAGTAATAACTTTCAATTATCGGCTACTATTGACACACCAAACACATTAACTATTACTGATGTAACTGTGCAAGGAGGTGGTAGTATAACCCACATTCAAGGCAATATAGTACATACAGGAACATTAACTTTAAGCAATAGTACAATTAGTTTTTTACCTAATGTTATTCTTAATATAATATTTAGAACAGGTGCGGGTAGTTCATTGACTATTCAAAGTGATATTACTTGTAGAGTATTTTCAATAGGTAATATAAATAGCGGTTTAGGAGGTGCTGGATACACATTATATGTATTAGAACAATATATTTCAACCACATCGACTGGCACTACGGTAATTACTGGGGTAAAAATATCATTTATTGGTAGTGGTATAATATCAATGGGATATACCACAAGTCAATTAACAGGTGAATTTGAAATCAACACTAGTGGTGTAGTTAATTTAGTTGGGACACTAACATTTAGTGGTACATTTAGACACATAAAAGGAACTGTTATTTCAAAAGGTTCAACAGTAATTTTAAGAACAGGTGCAACTGTATTAGGTGCAAGTAGGATGAATTTAGACAATGTACAAATAGCAGGTGGTGGTACAATAACAATGGATGAATTTTTTAGTGGAACGCCACAAATACCAACTAAAGTAGTATCATCGAACAACTTCAATTACACAATAAACTTTACTGATGGGTTTGAAAAATTAGCAAAGAACGTAAGAGTTTCAAGATGTACTATTGCTAACAGAGGTCAACTACTTTTATTAAGTAAAGGTGGATTTGGTGTTAATAATTTAGGTATAAGATATTACAATCAATTACCTAATGGAGTATCAACTGACACTCAAAAATTTGTAAACAATAATCTAGCAGGTATGCCACCACTTAGAGCAGTAAATATGTTAGTTGGTGACCCTGTATTTACATAAGTAAAATTATAAATAATTGATGATAGACTTCAAATTACTTTCTTCAAAATATGGTGGACTGGCTTTAGCGGCAGTTTTGACTTATTTAGCACCATTACAATCAACATTGTTTGTTGTGGGTGCAGTTAGTTTAATTGACTTTATTACTGGCATCATGTCAGCAAAGACAAAGAACGAACTAATTACATCCAATAAAATGATAAGAAAGTTTTATGCGGTTCTATCTTACTTTTTAGCTATACTAATCGCTCACGTTATTGGTGGTTATTATGGCGATGCTGACTTTATGGTCAAAGCGGTTGTGGCTATTATTGCGGTTAGTGAATTGCAAAGCGTGAGAGAGAATATAAAAGGCGTTACCAATTTAGATATATTAAAGCCTTTGATTAATATGTTAGAACGCAAATCAGAATAGTTATGCAGATAAGCAAATATGTAAGTTTGAAAGAAGCAACGAAAAGCGACT